TAAATCAATAATTATGGAAAACACAGTAGTAAGCAAAAGTTTTGAAACCGTGGGAGGTGTTCAGGTATCAGTTACCATTGAGGGAAAGAATAACAACCCTAATGTCGATGTGATCTCTAAGGAGGTTCAGGCATTAGTTGAAAAGCATGCATAATGAGAGCTAAGGCGATGTTCGGAATGTTAGCAATGATGGCTATGGCTAGTGAAGTTATGGAGGGAGAAGAGCGCACGGAGATCGTGGCTAAACCTAATTACACCGATAGCCTTACAGATCAGGAGAAGGCACAGCGGAAAGGATTAAAACCATTTAAGTATGGTAACGACACTGTTTATGCTTTAAATCAAAAGACAGCCGATAAAAAGGCTCGTAAACTAGGATATATTTAAAAACACAACCTATGAGTGTACTAGATAAATTTAACGAAGGCAATTTCTCCGAAGGCTTATCTGAGTTAAAATCAACTCAGAAAAAAGGCGTGTCAGACGCTTACAAGGAGTACGAGAATGTCAGAACTATTCGAGACTCTCAGGTGGGGAAGCGAATTGATAAGAGGACTAAAAATGAAGTGGTGAAGGTCGCTAAGATCCCTATTCCATTCCAGAGAAAGATCGTTCAAAGCGCATCTGTGTTTTTGTTCGGTCAACCTGTTAAGCTTGTTCCAAGTGAATCAAATCCAGCATGGGATGCAATAGATAGTCTATGGACGGATCTTAGGATCAGTTCTGTGCTTCTTGACTTTTGCAAGAAGGTGAAATCAGAGACTGAAGCTGCTATTGTTGTTTATCCTGTTGCAAAAGAGGGTCAGGAAGTCAAACTCAAAACAAGGGTGCTTAGTCAAGACAATGGAACAATTTACACCAATTTTGACGAGTATGGAGATCTTGTTGCATTTGGTTGGGAATATACTTCAACAGTTAACGGACAAGAAGTCGAGCGCCTCAGAGTATGGACAGCGGATCAGGTCTATGAATTTGACGGTGAGAATTTAGTGGAGGAATTTCCAAAGCCAAACCTATTTGGAAAGATACCAGTTGTTTACTTGTCTCAAAAGCATCCTGAATGGTGGGAGGTTCAAGATCTTATCGATAGATACGAGATGTCTTATTCAAAATTTGCGGATACCAACGATTATTTCGCTCATCCAATGTTCAAGGCAAAGGGTCAGATCCAGTCGATGCCTCAAAAAGATGAGACAGGGAAAATGCTCAGGCTACCTATTCACGAAACCAAGAACGGAAATATTATTGAAGCTGATGTCGAGTTTCTGACATGGGAACATGGTCCTGAATCAATCAAGCTGGAGTTCGAGACAAATAAAGGCCTCATTTATGGTCTATCAGATACTCCAGATCTATCCTTTGACAACGTGAAAGGAATTGGAAACATCTCAGGTGTTGCGTTAGAGCTTATGTTTTTGGCGCCAATACTCAAAGCAAAAGACGATCAAGGCGATTACAATGTCGTGATCAGTCGATTAATTAACGTCTTAAAAGCAGGCTTAAGCAACATCTTAAAACCTCAGGGCGTGACAGAACAAATGTTGAATGAATTATACATAGATATTCAGTATCAATCAGTATTGCCTGGAAACCTCATTGAAACTGTTCAAATGCTTGTTGAAGCCAATGGAGGTAAACCTATAATGAGCCAACAAAGCTCGGTTGCATCAAATCCACTGGTATCTGACAATGAAGAAGAGATGGACAGGATCAAAGAGGAGAAGGAATCTACTACAAACATTGGAGAAACATTTAATTTATAATCATGGAAAAAGTAATTGAAAAATTAGTTGACGGATTGATGAAACAACGAGAAAAACTTGTTGAGGAACTCACTATGCTCAATCAAAATGAACCGTCTTTCGAAACTAAAAGAACGGCAATTGACAAGGCTATTCTTGATATAGATGCGAATATATCAGGACATGTAGCAACACTATCCACTAGACCATAATCCGAATGGCAGAGATCCGTAAATATATTATAGACTACAATAGGACTGACATTGAAATGCCTTTAGATTCTGAAATATTAAGTATTCAGAATCAGCACGGTAAAATGGTTATTTGGGCATTAACGGAACCCTCTAAACCTGTTGAGATCAGAACATTTATAAAGGTGCTAACAGGATTTGAAATGAATGAGCCATCATCCAGATACATTGGAACTGTTCAGTTTGATGATGGGTTATTTGTAAATCATTTATTTGAAATCATCAAAAGGTAAGCTATGATAATACCGCAAGACTTCGATTTATCGAACAGAGACAGGAGGGATCTGATATTTAAGCAGTCCCTTCAAACAGCTGAGAAAATGAACGCTAGGATTAAACATTTCTTTAAAAACATTGATGACAATCCTAGCCTATCTCAGACTCGGAAAAATGAGATTAAAAGCAAAACCTTAAAAGACGTACAAAGATGATCCAACTATCATACAATCCAATCACAGGGGCTAACTATCAGTTTGAGCCTATTGAGGAAATCAGGAGACGTGAAAGGCGTAATCCTAAAATCGAAAAGAAAGCACTGGAACAGCTTACTAGAATAGCTAAAGAGACATCTTTGGCTGTGAGTAGGTTTAGTATGCTGTGTAGATGTGAAATTAAACAATAATTAATGCCTAAATACCCCTGCCATAAAAAATTAATAAGTATGCTTTCCCTTCAGGAACAGCAACTTAATAGAATGTATGGTGTTTATGCTGCCAGATGGTCCGATGTCCTAAAAGGTTTCGGATATGGTAAATCCAGCAGCACAAATCTATGGAAGGGAAATAGACGAATAGAAGCCGAATTGGACAAGATCATGCTTGATTTCAATGCTGAGGTCAATAATTATATTAAAGGCAATATAGACCTTGGATGGAACGCATCTGACGATTGTAATGATGAATTGGTTGATAAATATACCAAAGGTATTGATCTCAATAATAAGCAAGTGTACTATGCGAGGAACCATGAAGCATTAGCAGCATTCAAGACAAGAAACATTAATGGAATAAACCTTAGTGATCGTGTCTGGGCAATGACTTATCAAACTAAAGATCAGATTGAGTCTATTCTAGGTAGTGGAATAATGGAAGGCAGATCAGCTGCAAAGATGGCCAGAGATTTAAAAGGTTATTTGATTGAGCCTGATCGCAGATATCGAAGGATCCGTGACAAGAATGGAAAGTTAGTTTATTCCAGTCCGGGAGCTGATTATCATCCGGGGCAAGGTGTCTATCGGTCTAGCTACAAAAATGCGCTACGATTATCTAGAGATCAAACAAATACTGCTTATAGAAGTGCTGATAATGAAAGGAGAAAGAATTTAGATTTCGTAATGGGTATTGAAGTTCACTTAAGCGATCAGCATCCAAAATATGATATATGCGATCCATTAGCTGGAAGATACCCGAAAGACTTTAATTTCATTGGTTGGCATAGCCAATGTATCTGTTTTAGTACAAGCGTATTGTTGTCCGAAAAGGAGTTTGTCGAATATGTAAATGGTGGAAAGATAAGAGAACAAAGGTATATACGAACTATCCCTAAATCAGCTCAAAACTACCTTAATGACCATTCAAAGCAAATCAAGGGTTGGAAGAACACGCCTTATTTCATTCAGGATAACTTCAAGAACACTAAGGATGGTTTTGCTTTGAAGAAAAGCGTTATAAGTGGCAGACCTAATGTGCCGGTTAATGTGCCAAGGGTTCCTGTAGAGCTTCCAACCGCTAAGCTAATCAAAAGCACAACAGATTTTACGGACAACAATGTCAAGAAGGTGATTATGTCGTATGCTAAAGACAGGCCGGAAAACTTCATAGGAGGTCTACGAGGTGTTTCAATAGTTAAGAATCTAGCTGGAGCAATGGCTAATGAAAGACACTACAGGAATGGAAAATATATAGTCGAAAAAGGAAATAAGATTAAGATACGAAAAGTAAGTTGGCGAATGGAGGATGGAAATGTGTTTAGTCCTAACCAAAACCTGGCAGGAGCCTTGAAGAAAATAAGCCAAGGAAGTGACTTTACATTCCAAGAAGAATATGCACTGGAGGCGCTATGGCATGAAATGAGACACGCAGGCGCCAAAGGATGGGGCAATGTAAGGCTGAGAGACGCTAGAAAGGTAGGCAGCATGGAGATCATCAACCAATTTGTAGCCAGACATACTTATGATGAATTTATCAAGGATTTAGGAGGTAAGTCTATTCATAAGGCAAGTGTTATTTCTAAAGGATATGGGTACTCGAATGCTATTGATAATTTCAGAAATACGCTCAAGAGATTTAAGATAAACGAGGATAGCGCCTTAAGATATTTTAGAGACAAAATACAAACCGAGAATTACGAAGATATTGACGATATACTAATCTCCTATTTGAGAGGTAATGGTGTGCCAAAGGCATCGGATTTGGTTGGTGACATGTTTAGGACAGAGGCCAAGACTTTCAACCGTTTACTAGATGATCTTTAAATCGAAGAAAATCAGATTGGCGTTGCTGTGGGAGCTTGGAAAGATACTTGTTCAGATTGATTTCATCGCCACGATGTCGGAAAAGCTCACATAAAAGCCAGTAATGATCTTCTTGAGATCTAGGGGATAGATCGGTAGAAGTCAAGACAGGGTCACCGAAAAGATCGGTCAACTCTTTTTTAGTGGGATTAAAATCAAATATTGTTTTCATAGCGTAAAAGTACAAAAAATATAAATACCTGAAACAATGCTCAATAAGGTTAATTATTACATCGAAAAACATAACATGGATATAGATCCAGAAAGTGTTATTGCTGAATTTGAGCGAGCCAACCAATTGCATAAGGAATTCGAACAATACCTAAAAGACAATAAGATGCAACGAAATTCAAAATTATTGGAAAGGCGAAAACTATTTGTTGAATTCTACGTCAACAAATACAGCAATCAAAAATCAATCAAGCAGATGATCATTGAGTTATCCGAACTCACCTTCTCTAGCTGCAGAACAATAGAACGTGTGTTATCTTCCGACACTACGGCATCAAGTACCTAAAACACTGCCATATAAGTCTGTGTGCTTTTAAATTATTATTCGATATTAATATTAACACCTTCAACACAAATGACTTTACTTAGGACACTGAACTAATCACTTAAAGACAAAGAGCTTCAAGAGTAGCTCGCAACTATTGTGAGTAGCGAAAGTCAA